CAGGCCACTGGTCACCAGCTGCAAACCGAATGTCTTGCAGGGCTTCGCTGCGGTTGGTGCTGTCGCTGTCGTTCACCAGCTGCCAAAACTTAATGGCTTCGTCAATGCGTGGGTCATTCATGGTCAATCCTCAATTCATCCAACTGCCTGCGGCCTCGGCAACTGGTTTGGGTTTGCGCTTATGCGGTTCCCGAATCATAAGGCCAATGTATCTAAAGGCATCAGCGCCGTGGCTGTAGTGATCGTGCAGGGGGTTGCGGCTGAATTGCCCGGTGTCTGGGTCTACCTCGTAGCGGTAATGGCGCAAACAGGCCAGCCCATCAGCTGCGTGTTCCCTATCAAAATAACAGTTGCTGAATATTGTCCTGGCGGCATTGATGCTGTCCACCACAGGCACTCGGGGCAATATCTGGGTTTTGTAGCCTGCTGCCCTCACAATGTCGTCAATGCTGCGCCCAGCTGCTGCCAGCGTCTTGTTCTCAGCATCGTGCGGGAGCCAAACAGTATCGTAGTGGTAGCCATACGTCTGCATGGTTGCCAAATAAAAGCTGATGGTCTTCTGGCTGTCCTCAATGTACCGAATTAGCCTGGTTTCCATACCTACAAACTGGAGGAACCAAATGGCGGTGCTGTCAGACCAGCCCAAGTCAAACACACAGTGGACAGGCTTTGTGGCATCGAATGGCACCCGGCAGATGCGCCCATCTAACTCAGCCTGCTGCATTTCCTTGGCAAAAATGGCACCGTCCACCGTCTGGCGGCACAAACCTTCCCAGACTTGGTTGTAGGCTTCTTCGTCCCTGGCTTTGAGCGCATCCTTCTCCAGGCGCAGTGTGTCGGTTAACCAGGGGTTGTCTCTCCAGTTGAGCTTAATCTGGATGCAGTCATCAGGCGGCAGCAGCACAAAACGCTTGTAAGTCTCGTCCGTTTCCAACTCAGGATTAAAGCTGACCCATATCTCGCTGGCCTCTTTGCGGATGGTTGGTATCAACACGTTCCACGACAAGCGGCTGACAACGGCGGCTTCCTCAACCCAACAAATATCCACTCCTTCAAAACTTTTTATGTTGCTGATGTTGTTCTTCAACCCGGCAAAGGCAAACTCAGTGCCGTTGGAGCCACGGATAGCTGTTTGGGTAATCTCGTAGAAAGAATGTAGACCCAATGCCTCAATCTGGTCACACAGCAGCTTGTGGACGCTATCCTTGATGCTGGTCTGGAACTCACGGGCGCACAGTATGCGGGTTGGCTGCTCAGCCCCTTTGATTAGCAGTGCCCTGGCTATCCCCCAAGATTTCGCACCGCCCCTACCCCCATAGCAAATTTTGTAACGGCTGCGCTGGAACAGCCTTTGCAGCTTGAGTGGGAACTCGGCATCGGCTTCACTCATTGGGCTTGACAAAAGTAACCTTGATGCCTTGGAGCGCTTCCCCGTCCTTACCCGTGATCTCTTGCTTAACTGTCTCGGCCCACCGCAGCTGCGTCTTTGTCCACCAAATCAGTGCCGTGGTGTCGCCGCTGGTTGCCTTGTCAAACAGTGTCCTGGCTATCTGCCCATTGGCCTTGGCCTTGCCCATGTCTAACTCAGCGCGGTAATGCTTGCGTAGCGTCTTGTCGTCTATGCCAACCAGGATAGCTATCTGCTCATGGGGCAAACCTAACCCGCTGGTGTTCTCAACCAGGCGTTGCATTTTGGCGGTTGGTTCGTGTTCTAGCATTTTATAAAGGGGAAATCATATCAATTGCAGCATTTTATGCTTCAAATCTTCTCAATCAAAGCATAAATGACTAAAACAACGATGACAACCAGAATAATCTTTATCATTGAATGAATGAGTTTATGCTGTTCTGCTGCTGGTCTTGCATTGCTGCCCCTACACCTAATGGGGGTATGCTGCCGTAATACAGCTTGCGCCAATCAGTTGGTGCCATCACTGGGTTTTTAGCTTGTGTGTAGCCAGCTTGCTTGTGAGCAGTCAGAGCATCCCGCATTTCTGTCCAGGACTGCCTGGGCAATGATCGGTAGTCAGGATGGGCAAACTCATGCGGTTCTATGCGCTGGCGGTAAATATCCCACTTGCGCCACTGCTCTGGAAACAACTCCAACTCAGGGTTCATGCCCCTGGACTCATCTACATAATCAACCACCCGCTTGTAAAACGGGTTGAAATCTTGTATTTGTTTTGGCTCATATGCCAATTTGTCAGGCGTTGCAATGTCTGGGATTGCATTCAATTCACCAGATTTTGTTCGGTACGTTTTTGCCAATGATGAACCACCAATAACGTCAATTGCCGCGGCTTCGCGCACCTTTTCTGGCACATCCAAAATAGATTGGGGCGTAGGCTCCACTCCTAGTTTGCCAGCCATGCGCTGCGTAAACGCCTTACCAACCAGCGGGTCATCCAACATTCTCTCATACGAATTTCTAATCATATGCAGGTCAACTGCTGACGTATTGGCTTTTTCCAAATTCAACCAGGGAGTACCAAGTGATGCTGTTTTTGGGCCTAATCCAGGCACCTGGTTCATTACCCTGATGGTCACATCTCGCATTGTCTCGCCAGGGGCCATCTGGAACATTTCTGGTTTTTGCAAAATCAACTTTGCCAGCATTGCCTGGTTGCCTAAATCAGCAGTACCTAACACGCCCATGCCACCTCGAGCAGCTGCTTGCACTCCCGTTTGCTCTTGTGCTGTCCTACCTAGTCCAGGCTCGTCAACTCGCCCAGCCAGTGCCTGCAACTCATCCATGTTGGTCAAACGCATACGCTGCGCCAAAAACTCGTTGGGGGTTAGCGGTGCATTGGGGGACAACAAAGCAAAATTTAACCGATTAAAAACGTCAACTTGATCTGGGGTTTCCACCTTGTGCGTCCGTATCAATTTTTTCATCAACGCATCATGGGTTTCTTTTGGCAGTGATGCTGGGTCAATATTGTTGGCTTTCATCCAAAACATATCAGGAATTGTGAATGTGCCTTCTAAACCGCCTGGTATCTGAACTTCACGCTTGCTGGTCAAATCAGTAATCCCTAAAGATTTGGGTTCGGTTAGCGTCATGTTTACGCCGTGCTTTTCTCCCCATGCTTTCCATTCTTCATTACTTGCATTGGCACCAGGGGTTGTTGCTGGTTCTGCTTTCATCCTGGTTCTGGTTAACAACGCATCATCAACAACTGATTTTGGAATTACTCCAGTAATCTTAAATGCTGGGTTTGTCAAAATTGAATCAGCAATGTCCTCTTCTCCATTAACAACTTTCATTAAATCAGATTTTTTTCTGACAACACCAGTTTTTTCAATTTTTGCTCTGACAGAATCTAATGCCTGTGCTTTTTCTTTAGTTGATAAATCTAAAAATTCTTTGCTTTTCATTGCCTTCGCTTGGGCAGCAAGAACTTTTTGTTCTGCAATTGAATTGGTTAATCCTTGCGGGTTGTCCATCAAACTGCTTAAAGACATTCCTGGCTCTTTTGCTCCAGGCATCAACCCCTGCCGCTGCAAGTAACCCTCTGCCATACGCACCGCGGTTGGCCCCAGTGCCCTGGCTGTTGCTTTTGCGCCTGTTGCAAGCATTGGTGCAAGCGGGGCTACTTGTAACGCAGTGCCCACTGGAAACCCAATCTGAGCGCCTTGCCTGACTCGAGCGGTGTTGGGGTCTAACACGCTGCCGCCCATCTCGTCTGGTGCCATGCCCATCAGTCCACCCAGGCCACCGTAAACCTCAGGTGCTTGCTGGCGCAGGTAAGGCTCTGCTGGGCGTTGCAACATTTTTGCGCCCATCACGCTGCGATTTGGCAAAAACGTACTTAACCGATTGTCAGCCATGATTCTTAAAGAATTTGCTAACTTGCTTCTTGGCTATCTTGCGCCTGTTGATTTGCTCCAGCATCTTGACGCCGTAGCGCTTGACTGCATCCTTCTTAATGACAAACTCGCCATCTTGCAGCGCCCCATAGCCATCATCTGGGCCTGGTGCCTTGCCTAACAGGTCTTTGAGCCTGACCATGCCGCCTTGAGCAAATGCTTTACTACCGCCGCCAAAGCCAGCGTCACCGCCGCCAAAACCGTCAGCATTGGCCCCTGGTGCGCCAAACCCGCCGCCGTAAGTTGCACCTGGACTAACCATGCCGCCCGTTGGGATGCTGCTTTCTTTGCCAAAATTAAATGCTGGGCTTGACATTGAATCCCGTGTTTCAACTGGCGCTGGTGCCTGCTCACTACGTCCTGCCAGACCACCAAAAAACCCGGTGGCGGTTGACTGCCGCCCAGCAAACTGATCGCCATACAACCCGGTTTGACCTGTCATGCCTTGGCCTTGGATTCCGATGCCGGGGTCAATCCCGCGAGCAACTGATTGCTGATCTGCAACAAATTGAGGAAACATGGCCTGCTGCGCCCTCATTGCCATACCAACCCCAAAAGGTGCGTAATTCAGCGCTTGCTGCCCAAACTGGGTAATGCCTGCCATTGTTGGGTTGTTGCTGTAAAAAGCAGCTTTATCAGCGTTGGACATGGCGTCCCAGCCGGGGTTGGCGCTGCGCCCATCACCAGCATTGCCCATCATCTGGCCTTGGTTCTGGCCTTGCCCATAGCGGATGTCCCTGCTTGCAGGGAGCATCTGACTAAGCAGGCTTTGACCAATCATGGCTTACGATGCGCCGTGGATGACAACGTAATTGATAACAACAGCCTCAGAATACGATGTTGCAGCAGTCAAATTCCGCAACGTAATCAAAGCAGAACCAGCAGCCAGATACGAAACGTATACCGTGTAAGCCCCGGCAAGACTACCAGTGGTATTGCTACCAATATTCACAATCATTGCGTCATTGGTGGAAAGGATGCTATTGGTCAGAATGAAAGACACAGCAGTAGCACCAGCCAAAGCTGCGTTGTTCATAGTAATGCGCCCAGCACTGGTGTTGGCAGTCACGCCTGTGGATTTGCTGGTGGCTTGGGTTACTGCGGTTTGTGCGGCAGCGGTGTAGCCAAATTCTTGACTAACGTAACAAGTTGTGAATTCGGGGTCAGCGTATGCAACGCCTGATGCGATTGAGTTAGACATGATGTTTCCTTAACAGTTCCAGTTTTTGAGAGATGCCTTTGCCCGTTCTGCTGGGCCTTGGGCGTGTTGCACAACCCCTTCCATTCGCGCACAAAAGCTGGCCTTGCGGCCTGCATCTGCTTTGGTCTTTGGATTTGGGGCTGGCGGCTTGAGATTTGAGTTGTTGGCTGCGTTGTACGCTGCGCGGCCTGCGGCTGTCATACCTGCCCCTTTTTCGACAGGGTTGTAGTTCTTACCTTTACCCGTGGTGGTATGGGCGATGGGCTTGTCGTGCTTGCTCATTTTTTTGCTGTCTTGGCACTGGCCTTGAACGCTGCGGCAGTGGGGGCACCTTTTGAGCCTGGCGTCCTCATGCGCTCTGGCGTCTTGCCAGCATCCTTTTGTCGTTCAATACGCTCTTGTTTAGCGTGAATATTTGCATACAAACCGAGTTTATTCGCCATTTTCATACTCCACTACCGCACAAATGTCGGCTTCTTGAATGATCTGGTAATCCTGCCCATCTTCCGTCTGAGTGGGCCAATTCAGGTAGTCGCCGTTGCCGTATTTGATGAAGTCACCAACCGCCACATCCGTCACCAATGGGCCTACAGCCACGATAGTGCCTTCGTTGAAGGGTTCCTTATTGTCCACATAGATCAGATCGCTCAACAGCCTTACCTGGGGCTTGACAACTACACGGTCACGCAGTGGTTTGAACATTTTTACGCTCATACTTTCGTTTAATTCTAGGGGCAATTGCAATTGCAACTGGCGTCAATGTGTCGGTCATTATGTCGTAAACAGGCACTTCTGTGATTGTCCTGGCTGTTTCGATGGCAGCAAATTGCCCACACCAATCAGTGCGCTGCTTGTTTTGCGTCATGGGATACAGCCGACAGACCCCCATAATGGGCTGGTCTTGGAACATCCGACAAGTGCCGCAAGTCATTGGCTGCTTTTCCTGCCGTGGTCGTAGCAGCTGCCGCCGTTGGATTTGCCACCGTTGTAATTCATGGGCGCTGGCGCTTTGGCCTTCATCATGGGCTGGGCCATTGGCTGCATTGGTGCTTTTTCAGCTTTTGGCTCCATTTTTTCCATCTTTTCCATTTTGCCGTTCATGTTTACTCCAAAAAGCGCAGGCGGTACAAGGTAGAGTTAATGAGTTCTGCGATTTCATCAACAATGTTTTGCAATTCTGTGTCCTCTGGCAATGACACTCTGGCCTCGGTCACAAACGCTTGGATGCCTTGCAGGTAAGCAATGGGGTCGCTGGCGCTGTGGTATTCCTCGGGGTACTTCTTGATCT